CTTAAACTTTGAAAGCCTAAGACCACTTTTAAATACATCTGTTATATATGTTTCATAATAACTTTTAAATAAAGTATCAGTAAATAGACCGCTATTTGTATATTCGTTTAACTCTGCATTAAAGTTTATGTTTTCTTTGCTTATTGTGTAATCTAAAGAAACGCTATTAGAAGGTATAAAAAAGTCTGTTAAATCCGTAAAACTAGAAGTACTATCATTTAAAAACCTAATGCTATTCCCTAAATTTGTCTCTATTCTTATAGGATAAAATAAAAGAGGCTTACCAAAATAAGAGTCGTTATTGTCATCAACAAACCAACCTACCTGAATTACAGTAAGTGTAGTATTGTCTGAATCGTAAAGCCTTTCATATTTTAAATGCTCAAATGGTAAGGTAACTTCGTAAGTATCGCCACCAGCATCATATCTACCACCTCCGTTATATTGGTCAGTTCCCCAACCTTGATTAAACGTCTGTTGGTGGTTTACGGCTAATTTAGTACCTAGCCCTTCGTATTCAAGTTTAATTTTTTCAAATGGTAAAGCAGCGTCTACTGTGTGCGTATTTACGTCTATATACTTTGTGATGTCTCTAGTTACATCTGTTTCATAATAACTATCTAAAGTCTTTACGTTTATTATTCCATTTTCAGCATAAACAGTAAGATTAAACATTTTAAATAGACCAGTTAAAAAGTCTATTATTTTCATTTCTGGTAGTTGCTGCGTTATGATAAAACTTCTAGTTAGGCTAATAGCTTGCGTTGGAGATACGTAAGAAAAACTTTCTGGATAGTTTATACTTGTTATATTCCAAGTAACTTGTATATTTATAGCGTTTTTTGTTTGAACAAAAACAGTATAACCAGTACTAGAGTTTGTTAGTATTCCACTAATGTTAGAAGAAAATCCATTGTCATCCGTAAACTGTCTAAAAACTAATCCTTCTTTTTTTATTATAACCGTATAAGGGTCTGCTGTATTTGAATTAACAACTAAATTATAATTTACTCCTTGTGCTGAATTAAAAACTAATATCCTATCAGGGTACATAGCGACTTCTTCCATTTCATCAAGGTTTTCAGTCCATCCATTTACTTGATGTGTAAATTCTGTTGAATCAAATACTTCCCCTTTTTTTCTGTGCATCCACATATAAAGGTCATTATATGCTTTGTTATTTTCGTTAAAGAAGTCAGTAGAAAACGTAATACCATAAGTAGAATTTTCAATAGCTTTTATAATAGCCTTAATAGGTAAAGCGTATTTTAGTTCTGTGTATGGCACTCCTTGCATTACACTAGCCTCTCCATATAGATTGCCAGAACCAACTTCAGAAGTAACACTATTATAATATAACCGTTCTGTGTGTGTTATTAAAGGTGCTATTATCTTATAGTTTATTCCATCTACAGCAATAGTTGTTCCAGTTTCTAATGCACCTCTTACAGCAGCAGCGTCATAATCTAAATTAAAATTACTTAACCAATCTAAAGAAGATAAATTATCTTCAGCTAAAACGTCTTTTAAATTAATTGTACTTCCAAAAAAAGTAATACGATAAGCATATACTTGACCATCCTTTAAGTCTACACCTTCTAGTTTTACCTTACCATCTCTAAAGGTCTTAGAGTTTAAATCTATGTTACTTGTTTTTTTTGTTCTAGCATCAAAACCCCCAAAGATATTGTAGTTGTAATAGTGTTTAAACAACTTATTATTAGTAGGGGAAGCTGGTAACGTAAAAGTTTTAGTAAAGTCTGTAAATACCTTTGATATGTCTTTTATGTTTTGTATTGTTTGAGTAATCTCTACAGATTCATCCGCAAACATATCCACTCTTTGACCTTCTATATAAAGCTGTACTAACTGCATTTATCTAATGTTGTTTATAGCTTGAAAAGCAAATTCACACTCTATAGTATATTGTATTAGCTTTTCGTTTACTTTATTTTTATACTGTAAGTTTTCTGTAGTTACTATAATTGGCAAAACAACTCCGTTAATAGTAGCCCATACACTTTCTGAAAGCAACAACTGTTTGATAGGTTCGTTCATTGTCTCATCTACAAAAGAAGTGTTTAAAGTTATTCTTTCATTTCCGTTTGACCTTAATATATTGTCTTGATGAGAGTTTATAGAATACCCTCCACTTTGTGAAATGGTATGTCTTTTATATCTGTCTTTACTAACTGTTAAATTCTTAGTGAATTTCTTGAAAAACCAAAGGTCTTGTAAAGCACCAAACTTATTTACAAAAGTTACTTTAATCGGTGTGAACTTAGGTTCGCATAGTCTAACAATAGTAAACACTTGACCAGCCAAAGTAATAGAGGTTGTTGCAGTACTAAAAGCACTATATACTATTTGACCATCTACCTCTCTTGGTATAACACCAGCTGTGCTTTCTGGCTGGTAAATAATTCTATTACTAATAAGCAAAGAGTTTGGAAGCGTTACTGCATTTTTACCTTCTTCAAAATTACTATAGCCATTAAATCCTTCGTGAAAATAAGGTGCGTCTGCTCCAACTTGTGTACCACTACCCTCTAATCCATCATAATACTTTACCGTAATGGTTAAAGAAACTGTATTGCTTGTGTACGTTCCGTTAAAGGAGTCTATTAAATAGTCTTTAGATAGTTCTGCTATTTCAAATAAAGCCCCATTAGCGTTGTCTGTGTTTTTAATTATAGTATAAACCAGTACATTCTCTATTGATAACTCTAGCTTTGCACTTAATGCTGTAGCTCTTGGATCATAAATAAAATACGGACTTCTTAATAGTATATTTGCCATCTTATTTTGTTGTTGTAAATTTCATAAAGTCCATTACTTCTAATGCGTATGCTTGTACTAATTCTTCTGGTAGGTTCTTAAATGCTTTTTCAAATGGTTTGGTAAAAAACAAACTTGGTTTAATACCTTTTTTAAATATAGACCTAGATATTAAAAACCCTATAGTATTATAGTTTCCCTTTTGAAACTTTCCTTTTGCATCTCTTAATCTAATGTTTTTACCTTTTGCCCACATTGCCAATGGCTTAATAGGTGGCATCTTGTTTTTGTAAGAGTAAGGTGTATTGTATTTCTTTTCCTTACCACTTACCCCTTTGTCTTGAAACGTACCATACTCATTCATTAAAAAAGCTAACGAGAAGCTGTTAGGGTTTTCTTTTACTGTATATCCAATAGAATTATAAAGTCCTTTAGAAGCGTTCTTTTGCCCTTTAGTTAGGTTTGTTCTGGACTGTTGAACAACATACTTAGCAAACTTATTTAATGCCCCTCCAAGTTCTTTCATTTAACAGATTGTCATATCATTAGGAATCAATACATCTAGGCTTAAAGTCCACCCAGCTACCTTGTTTTCAAACCTATCTGTAAATGGTTCTACATTAGGTGTACCAGTTAATTCATATAGTTCATCTCTTAGGTTTCCCCTTCTTAATAATTCAAGGAGTCTATTAATTACAGCTAACTGAGTGTTTAAAACATCTTGTTCATTGTTGTTTCCTAAGAATTTATCTGTTACTGCCTCTTTGCTTTCATCTACTATATCCATACAAATAACAGACAAACTAAACTGCCAAGCCGAACCTAAGTATGTTGCATTGTTTACTATAAAATGAGATAAAGGAAATATATCTTGCTTGTTTAAATCTACCTCAAATATGTCTCCATAGGTAACAGTATTAACAAAAGCATCTAGGGCTAGTGTTTCTTTTATCTTAGTAGTGATGTTGTAAAAACCTTTCATTTTTTAAAGTTGTTTTTTATCATTCTGCTTTCAAACTCTGCCTTCTCCTTTTCAAATGCTAAATACATTAAGCAACTATGTAAGGAAAGGTTTGTAATTTCTGTAAATCTTCTAATGTCTCCCTGAGCAAGTGTGTATATTTCCTGATAGCTTCCCCATTTTCTACCGAAATTTGACCGCTCATCAGTTCCTTCTGTGCTTCCTTCTGTAAATAGTTCGGGATAGCTTTCAACAAGTCGCCTGTTAAAGTCCAAAAAAAAACCATTGCACCAAATACAACCCCTAAAGGCATTTGTTTCATTAACTCGCTATGTTTATGCGTACCTCCATACGGTTCTAATAAGTATTTATTGCCTATCTTATTAGTAATTGGTCTATATAAAACAGACATAGCTTTGTGCATAGTCTGCCAGTCGTTTAAATAGCTTGTAACGTCTTTGTTTTCTCCATAGGTAATTTCATCTATGTTAGGTAAGAAACCAAATGTAACGCCTTGTAAATTGAATTTAAGACTATGTGATGGTTTGTTATCAAATAGCTTGGTTAGTCTTTCAGAGTATTTATCTACATCGCTATCTTTAATAGTACCTAAGCCTTTTAAATTAATGTCTAATAATATACGCACAATATCCCCATCAGTAGGTTCTTCAAGTCTTAGAAGTTCTTGGTACTGACCTAGTGTTATTTCGTTTAGATTCTCTGGTATATTGATTTCAAACTTCATAAATTAAAAACAAAAAAAGAGGCTCGCTGTATAACGAACCCCTTAATTATCAAAAACAAACACTAAACTATCTTTTATCGAAATAATACTTATACAATTCTTTTATCTTATTATACAGCTCATTATTCTGCTTGTATATCATTTGTCCTTTTATCTTTTTACCTCTATAGTCTACTTCTATATGGCAGTCTGGTAATCTCCTACCATTGCTTTTAGGTATAGGTACTGGATAAATAGTTATATCATTCTGCCAAGCCCATTCTATTGGTTCCATTTGTCATAAAGTTTTAAGCCTATATAAAAGACTACCATAAAAGTAATCCCACTTATAATAGTGATTAAAGGGTTAAGGAACAAAAAGCATAGTAGCTTTATTAAAGCAAAGAATAAGCTGGTTAATAATATTATAAGCAAACAGCCTATAATGATTTGAAGTATTTTTATTTTCATAATGTTTGTTTTGTTAAAATTAATCCACATAATACATTTTAGTATTTTCGTAATCTTTAGGCGCATTTACTAATTCTATTATTTCACATTCGTTTTTACTTATACCACACTCCCAAGCACCGCAAACTTCATATCCTTCATTATTAAACTTTGCCACCATTAGCAGCTTATTATTTGATAACACCCATAAATGCTGACCTATTTTTATATTTTCAAATTTCATAATGTAAATATATAAATTAATAATAGACTAAATGCATATTAACATAACTTTAACATTTGGCACAAATGGAATAACATTTGTTAATGTGCTATAAACAATACCTTGTCGGGTATAATATACGTTAATGTGATGTAAATCATACCTTCTCGGGTATAACTTTTAATATATATGATACTCCCCTTTGTGTGGGTCTGCTAACTGGCTAGTTAAAGCATATCTACAACTGTCTATTGCGTGGTTCCAAGCATCAATAGGTTTGTTTAGTTTGTTACCTTCTTTGTCTTTTAACCAAATGTAGTTTCTTAATTCGTTTATAAGGTTCTTACTTCTAGCAGTTACATATACCTCATTTTGATTGATGAGGTTTATACCATATACAATACTGTCTCTGCCTTTAGATACTGGAAGCAAGGTATGTCCGTAGCTGTTTAATTCTGCTATACTTTTAGGTTCTGCACTATCCGCATATATTAACTCTGTACTTTCGTGGGACTTTAATAGATTGCTAATCTCTGAGTTAAGTAAACCCTTCTGATAAAAGACCTCATCAAATATATAAGCATTGTTCCATTTGTATAGTCTAATGTAACTACTAGGGTCATTGCTGTACCCCCAGTCTAAACCTCCACATAGTAACCTAGCTTCTTCTGGTAGTGTGTTTAATTCTTTCCAGTCTGTTATACATACGCCCTCTAAAGAACCTACTTGACCTAATCCATATACTTGCCACCAGTTAGCCCAATAGGTAGATGTGGTAGCTTTCTTCTTTGCTCTCTCTATTTCTTCTATTATAGTACTTGGTAATGCTTCATTATCCTTGTAGGTTAATATAACAAATTCGCTATCTGGTTCTATTAGTACTTCTTTATGCGCCCAAAATTCTGATGTGGGGTTAAAGTCAATCCATATAGTGCCGCTTGTTCTTACCGCTAATTGATTGTATGCATCAAATGGTATATTGTTAGCCTCGTTAATATATAACACATTACGCCTAGCCCCTCTTAGCTTGTCTGGTTGGTCTACACTAAAGAACTCTATGTAGCTTCCATTAACAAAGGTGTACTTTAAAGTGCTTTTATTAAACTGCCCATCCCTGTACACCCTAAGCATTAACATAATCTTTAAGAAGTCTTTTAAAGCACCTCTACGTAGATGAGGTATAGACTCACTTACTACAGATATTTCCAAGTCTGGATTCTCTATAGCTTGGTTTATTAATATAGGAAGTATTCCAAAAGTCTTACCAGCAGAAGTACCCCCTTGAATAACCCTTTTACGAGCCTTTAAAGCGTACATCTTTTTAATTGCAGTAGTTACTACAA